TACTTTCACCATGTTCCCTCCTTAGTATTGTACTGTTGGATCTTTTCTCTGTTGACGGTATTTCACCTGCATCACCCACTCAAACCCATAAAGTTCCTCATTGTTGGCGATGTTGAAAGGTGTAGAACTTACCGGAAGAACGATAAGCGCTTCTCCCTCCAGGTTGTAGGCTGAACTTGCTCCCGGCGTGTCGTCACAAAACCGCAGTTCCAGATCAGCGGCGAACTTAGCGGCGAACTTTTGTCTTTCTTCGCTTCCACGAAGATAACAGTCCAACGTTACATTCATCGTCTTCATTAGACGACCTGCTTCGCTTAATGTGTTGTTAAGGTACGTCTCTGTCCCAATAAGCACGTTAATCGCCGGAAACTCCCGCAGGTTTTCAAAACTCACGTCCTCCGTGTTCACTTCGAGTACACTGTTGTTATAGCCATTCGTCGTGGTTATGTCGCGCGCCATCTCTGCGATCTTTTCTATAATTGCCCACTGTCTGGGATCAGCCACGTTCAGCCCTCCTTAGTGCTTGTTTTATAGCAGCGAATCTTAATCGCCGTCCGTCTTTTTCAATTTGAGCCAGTATGTTGACCCTCTGAGGCATTTTTACTTTCTTCCTCGTGTGCCATGCACCATCGTCTGTTCGAAAAACGAGATATGGAGCGTTTCTCGCTCTGATTATTCCTCGGCCGAAATCACCACCAGCTTTCTTTCTACTTGCATCGTGAATTGGGAGGTAGTTTTTTGCTGGGTTATCAGCCACCAAAAAGAACGTCTGTACAACGTCAAAATCGATAATTTCTGTTATCGTGTTCAAAACTCTGGCTGCGTTACCGGTTCGACGATTCAGTCCGATATCACCTTTTCTGCCTGTTAACTGGTCTCTGACAACGTTTCCGACGACTTGTTGTCCAGCGATAGACCACCCCTGTTTTACTTCGTATAGAAAACGAATACTACGCCTTTTCATCAGCGCATTGAACTTCTCCTGCCCCTTAACTGAGAGTCGTAATATCGGTTTATCAGCCATCTTTATATATGCCAATTAACGTAAGACTTGATCAATGCTTTCACCTCCGGAAGAAGGTCGTATTTTTCCGTCAGACTTCGTCTCGTCGTTGTTCCTTTCGTTGTTCCTGAATTTTCATAGTCGCTTCGGTGATCATCATAATAGCGCATCTCAAGCTCACAAGCTTCGACGATTGCGGAATGCGATTCCGCCAGAGAGCGGGAAGTCACACTTGCGATATCTGCCGTCATGTTGGCTACATCAGCTCCATTCCAGTCTACTTTTCCCTTTATAGATTCGCCGTCTTCAAAAACTCCGAACGATACGTCAATCGTTAAGGCTGTTCCAGTTTTATCTGTCACTAAACCGACAGCTCCCGACGATAGACCCTCCACATACTTACCCGCTACAAATGGAGCAGCTCCCTCGTTTTCCAGCTCGAAGATAGACCGTGTACCATGAGTCGCCAAACCGCCAGTGTAAACAAACTGAAGACCACGAATTGCCGGTGTTACAGACGTTTGCAAAACTACGCTTTTCTGGTCCTTGCCTATGTGCCAGTTCACCTCTGACGTTTCTGATCCGTCGAATAGTCCCTCTGAATCAGACTTAACAGACGCGACAGAGATAATAGGTGTGGCTTTCATCCAGTATTCGAGAGTCTCCGGTAAAGCGTCGGCGTACTCAGTACGCGCTACAAGTTCTAACGATCTGTCAAGATAATCCTCTATCCTGGCGGATATCGTCGGAATCCATGTCAAGAAACGACTCTTGTTGGCGATATTATCGCTTAACGGTTGACTACCGCCAAGTACGAACCGCAACCGGTTAAAACTCGTCAAATTCATAAAAACTCCAAAAATGGAAAACGGGGGAGGAACGGCAGTTAAGAACCTCCCCCGCCACCATGGTTAAGGTTAAGCAGCGCCGTGCGTGAACGCGACAGTCTGCTCCTGCGTTACAGGTTCGTTCTGAGCCTGACCCAGAGCAACGGCCACATTGTACACCACGGAAACCGCGTCAGCCTGTACAGCCTTAACAAACATGTACCGACCCACGTCCTTTGTTCTGATTCCCATCAGGAACACTTTGCCATCGTCGGCGTTGACGATCTGCTTGGTAGCTCCCGACAAAAGAGCAAAAGACGAATCTTCAGCGTCGTTCACATCGGCGAATCCGACGGCGAAGTCGATCGTTGTTGCGCCCACAACTCCGAGAATGATTGATATCAATGCATCCTCGAAACCCTTACAATCGATACCCACGGCATCTCCGATGGCGGCATCGTTATAAAGAGTGTTGGCTGCGCTCCTGTCTTTGGGAGTGAACGCCTGTACGATCTTCTGTGATTCGAAGAGTCTTCCTTTCATTGTGTTTTCCTTTTCTTTTAGGGTTGGTGGTTGATGGTTTTACTTAGATTAGAAATTCGTTTCGACGTTTGAAGCGATGTCGAAAGCCAGAGGACGCTGGCAAAGAGCATCAACATCAACGAAGATAGCAAGCCACGTCTGGTTGGTTGCGAATGCTGTACCGGCAACGTCCGACGCCTTCAGCGTCATTCCGCCCCATACCCCAATCAGGAACTCCTTGAATTCGCCGACGATTGCTTTCGTCAACGTTCCGGAACTGAACCCGACGTTTGTGGTTGAACGGATTTTCAAACCGAGAGTTTGCTCCAGCACAGTGTCACTCATGAACGGATTCAACAGGGGCATGCCTCCGGTGTCACCGCTGTACTGAGCGACTCTTTCCCTCTTCAGACCACTTTTGACCTTCGGACGGGTCAGCAAACCGCCACCGCCGGTTTTCAGGAAGTCCTGCTCCTCGATGTCTTCGATCATCCCCGCGACATCGTCAACAGTCAGTCTCGAACTGCTAATGTCTGTGGTGTTGGTCCCGGTTACGTTCAGAAGACCCAGAGGCTGTTTGCTTCCTCCAAGTCCATTTATGCCGATGTTGTCGAGACCGACGGTCACACCTTCCATCATCAGATCTCTGACGACCTGTTCCGCGACGTTCTGTTGTTTCAACAGTTTGTTCGAGATGTTCGTCAGCATGCTTCCGGTTTTCGGACGAAGGTGCTTCAGAGCGAAACCGATGTTCTGCGCCGTCGGAGCTTCACCATCGGCAACCCACGTCAGAGACGGACGTGTACTCGCTTCCGGAATATCGACATCGGACATCAGCCCTTCCCAGTACGTCACACCCAGGTCACGCAGAACGGTGTTGGCGATAGCCGGTTTGATAATCTTGTCAATCGTCAACTCGACCGGGATCAGGTATCCACCCTGTGCACCTGTGTTGGTGTCGATAGCCTTTTCCCTCGCTTCCTTCATGACCCTGAGTTCAAACCCTGCGTCCTTCCATTCGTTATTCATAATTCCGTGAATGGCCTTGGCGAAGCTGAACTCTTCTTTTTCTTCGTCGACTCCCGGTATGGAGACGTTATTCTTGCGAACTGCCTCCATGTAGTCGTCCATCTGAGTTTTTACCTCAGCTTTCAACTCATCGATTCTCTTATCGGTGAGTTCGACGTTGGTCTTCCTTTCCTCCTTGAGTCTTTCCTCGAAGGAGTCGAGAAATTTCCCCAACTTGTCTTCCAGTTCTTGTATCTTGTCCACTGTTTTTCTCCTTTGTTATTGGTTTTTACTTTTTGTTTTTCATTCGTTCCGTTGCTTTATTCAGCAGGGAGTACAATGCGCTGCCATCGTTTTCCTTATCGTCAGGCGAGTCAATTTGAACGTCTTCCTCAGGTTCGTCAACAGCTTTGGTTCCTTTTGAATCAGCCAATTTCAGGAGATTCTCAAGTCTCTCTTTGATGTAGTCCAACTCGTCAGAAAAATCACGCAACGCTTGTTTCTGTTCGTCCGTCATACCGACGATATTGGTTATCTTTGAATCGTCTTTGTACATGACGACATGAACCGACTGTCCTTCCTCCTTAAGAGTACGGACTTGTTCGAATTTCTGTTTTACATCCAGGATAGAATCCGTCTTGTTGATGTATATGGTCACATCATAGTTAGCGGATTCTGTGATCGTTTCCTTATTTACATCAATAGTCACGTCTTTCGGTGCTTCTCCCCCCGGAGGAGTCTCCACAACTTCTGCTTCCTTAAACTCAGGCGGTTCTTTGTCGAACTCCTTATAGTGCTTGGAAAGATGGTTATACACGCCCTTTCGGTCACCCTCCGGGATATCAACACCCCCACGTCCACCGAGAAGCGCATTCATCGCTGCCGACACTCCTTTCCACACAGTGTTCTTGTCGGCCTGTTTGTGATGAGGAAGCTTGTATGCCGTCTTATTCTCGGAGTTCTCTGAATCGAACCACGTACACATCAGCTTCAAATCGGCGACTTCTGCTTTTCGCACTTCAGCCCCTGCATCCCATACAGAATTCTCGTCGGCAAGAGGGTACTTTTTGTGTGGAATGACACCTTTCTCGTTAAGTCCATCGAGCAGATCTTCGATTAACAGTAACGCTTTCCCAGAGAAGGCCGCTTTAACTGCTGCTATTTGACGGGCATTAGGATTCGCCGGTATCGTAACGATGGAGAATTCCAATAGCTTGATTCGTTCAAAAATCAAACCGTACTCGCCCATCCCCAACTCTTCCCTTTCTTCTGGAGTAGGACGCTTTATATCGCTTGGTTCTGCAGAAAAACCGATAGAACCCGTATTCAGCGCTCCTGCCTTCACCATCTTAAAGACGGCTTCGGATATTCCTGTCGGGTCTATCTCGTCGTCAAAAAATAACACCTGTCCGACGATATCTCCTTCCTTCCGACGATACATCGTCTTCAACGATTTACCGATCGGGAAACTCCGTGAGTTATGTTGCGACAAAATCGTCGGTTCTTTCTTGAATTCCTCTAAATCTACTCCCTCCGGTTTGATGATGTCGCCATCCCGATCTACCGTCCCATCAGTAAAACGGAATTGGATAACTCTGGTTTCAAGACCCTCGTGATACACGAGTCCTATCTGCTTACACAGACGTTTGCATTCAGCAGCCTCCATATCGACAGCGCCGACAGCCTTGACAGTGAGATTAGCGATTGCTTTGCCATTCTCCTTTATGGCGTCAAGAAGAGCCACTGTTCTCTTTTTGAATTCGTCCATAGCATACTCCTTATAAAAGTTGACGATTTTTGATACTTCTCGTTATTTGTCCTTCTTATTCGGGAGCACCTTCTTCCTGCTGAACGGCTTTCCTCTACCGCCGTTGGTTTCATACGACGAACCATCAGACGTGTTGACGAACTGCTTTCTCAGTTCTTTCGGAACAGGCTCTCCAGCATGCTGCTTGACCTTGTGCGTCGGTTCGCCTTTCTTGAATGGTTTCTCCTTCAACTCCACTGTGTCTTTTGACGATTCTTTCCCCTTCTCGTCCTTCTTTTTTTCGTCCTTCACAGGGGCTTTGGACTCTTTGGCTTTGTTTGATTTTTGCATGATTCCTCCTTAGTATTGTTGTTTGGTTGCTGGGTT